GATGCAGATTTTATATCCCATACTTTATTATCTATCACAACGTCAAGTGTACCCTCTAGTTTACAAACATCTAAATTCAAAGACACCTTTTCTTGTTCTGATTGTATATTGACTCCAGAAGATTTTAAAATAACCATAGCAATGGCTTCTATTATGTCACCGAACAGAAATCGCATAATGGAATTATACTGTATTTCTTTTTCTGATTCATGTTTATCATGCCACTGTTGACACATAGGTCTACCTAAGCCACTCATACGAAGTGTATACTTGCCTCTACCTCTAGAAAGTTGCTTAACTAATGCATCCCCACAGTTATTTTTAAATTCTTCTATAAGATCAGGATCTAGATCAATGCCTTCTTTAATGGCACGATCTAGTAATCCTTGCACTTTCATCAATATGGGATTAAACAAAGACTATCCCTTCGCTTCAAGCGTTTCACCAAAATCCGATAAATCACCAAGTTTAGCGTTTTTCTCTTTTTCTTCTCGCCACTGATTCATCACCTTATTATTGATGGCTTCTTTAGTCTCAAAGAACTTAGTCATTAACTCTTGATCACCTTCCCTTATCTCAACAGTTTTAGCTACTGCTAATATAGGAACATAATAAGAATTGCCTGCCATTTTTCTTCTAGCAGTTGTAACCTTGTTCAATGCGGTACACATGATTTGCTTTTGTCTAGCAATCGCTTTTATATGATCGCTTACAGGTAAAAAGCTAGAACCACGAATGTACCATACAGAAGGAACTTCTTCAGGCATGTCTACCTTTTTTCCTTCTGCATCTACAGGATCAAGTAACCTGACTGTGTTATACAGCACTTGGTTACATTTAACACTCTTATGCAATAGTTCTTCTGCACTACCTTTACTAACCTTAGCTAACTCATCTTTTGTCAATCTACCACAACGGAAGTTACCCTCTGTGTCATAGAAATCAGCATTAAGCGTTGGTGCTTGGATAGTTTGGCAACCAAAAGCTTGTTGCTCTGTATCCCAACGACTATAGGTATATAGTCTATAGAATATTCGCAACTCGGCTTCTTTTGCATAAGCAGTTTGCCCTGTCTCCGGTAATTTCAAAGCAAATTGACCACGAGGTATAGTACGCCCCTCGTTGTCTTCTTCACTGTGATTTATGGAAAAACGAGTAAGGCCTAAATTTTCAGAGGCATTGCCTACGTCTTGTCCAGTAAGTGCAGCAAGTTCTGTTACCGACATCTTTGTCAAAGAAGGAACTACACTTGGTTTGGTCTTCATAACGTCTTGTGACATCATTGATCTCTCCTAAGAGTTATATTGTTAAAACATTATCCATGTTGAGCCAATCTTTACCTATCTTTAATTCAATACCAATTGGCATATCATAATTAATTTTATATCTTTTATAAGCTTCAGTTTTTATACTCAACATGGACTCCATTAAAATTTCAATCGCCTCTTTCTCCTCTTCAGGAAACACGTCAAGGACAATTGAATCATGTACGGTATTACATACTACAGACTTCATATCCTTGTCAACTAAAAATTTTTTTAAATTTATAAGAGCAAGAGGAAGTAAATCTGCAGTAGCAAATCCTTGTACAGGGTAGTTCTTTATTGCGGTAGCATATGTAGCACCACCGTGAAACATCCTACGCACGTCAGGAAAATAATAAACCCTACCAGAAGGAGTGGTAATTTTTCTCTCCTTGATGGCTTCATTTTGTAAAGCGACATGCCATCCAGCAATAGCTGAATATCGGGCCTTGAAAAGGTCGTAGTACGCAACTTCTTTCTCCGTTCCATATGTACCTCCATATAATGGTTTAAACGTGTGGGCTTTTGCCTCTTGTCTAGAAACACCTAATGCCTTAGCAGAAAAGCTATGAACATCAAATCCTTTTTTGACATCTTCATATACTTGGGGATCTTTAGCAAGAAATCCGGCAACTCTAAATTCTAACTGACTATAATCACCTTCCAGCATCTTACCCCCTTCCCAACGAGATACCACACAAGCTCTCACAGGAAATGTACTTCCTCTTGGCATATTTTGAAAGTTTGGATTACGAGAAGATAATCTTCCTGTAGCTGTAACACATTGCATATAGTGAGGATGGATAAAACCTTTTGCATCTAATCCCTTTTCTATACCATCAACAAATGTTCGCAAATATGTGCCAATTGCATTGTACTTAATATATGCCTCAATAAATCTTTTTTGTTCGCCATTAGCGGATAACGCTAAAGTTTCTAAAGTAGGTCTATCCGTTTTAAAACCGTGTGTACTGACATCATAGGAATTTCTAGGAATCAGTTTAAATCCCCCAACATTTCCTAGTGGCTTAAATACTAATCCTTCAGCATTACAATTTTTACATAATCGTTTAGCTTTACCTACCGTACCATCTTTTTTTAATAGGGTAACATATCCTTTGCCATGACAAGCCGAACACCTTTCAGATTCTGTTTGCTGTACAACCTCTGTATTAACTCTAACTTTTCTTACAAAATTATCATGGCTGTACCTTACCACTCGTTTCTTTTTCTTGGCATTGCCTCTTTGTTCATATCCCAAATTAAATGTACTTGCCCAATACTTTTTATTTAACACTGCTCGGCTGTACAAAACTTTTGATCTATCCTCTGGGCTGTCTAAATTAATAGGAGTATCACCCATAGTCCTCTTAACTTCTTCATCAAGAAATTCATGTAACTCATTGTATTCATTATGATATTGTTCTCTAATTTCTGTAAGAGCTTCTGTACTAACTTTCATACCGGCATTTTCCATTTCGGTAAGAACTTGACACATTTCATTCATCATAGTTATGGTTGGTGCAAGGCCATCGGAAACAGTCTCTTGTTGTGCTAAGTATAATTGTTTTGTTATTTCTACATCAGCCCTTCCATATTCTTCTACAACATGCCAAGGAATACTATCAAAGGATACACCATCTTTTATATATTGTTCTGTTAAATCTGTTCGCTTTTCATCTAGACCATGTCTTTTAACAGATTCAGCTAAAGACAGTGGTACTTTGTCACCACCGTGTATAACATACTCTGCTATCATAGTATCATAAAGTTCTCCTGTATAGGTGAAGTTACAAGCAAGCAGCCATTTGAGATCAAATTTAATGTTATGGCCTACTAGTATGTCGGTATCGTCTAAAACTTTTTGCAATATAGCAAAGCCATTCTCTGTAGGTTCTTTCTCTGTGTGAGCAAAACAAATATAACCTGAATTATGGTATATAGTATCATACCCAACAGACACTAGCATGTTTCCTGTATAAGGATCAACATCTAGCTTACCGCTGTTGTCTTTTTTAAATGTTGTTTCTATATCCAGAATAGTTATCACTCCACATCCTCCCCCCTGTACAAAAACATAGGTGTATCCTCACCTACCCATGCTCCCACTACATTAAATTCAAAATAGTCCTCTGCTTCCTCGTCTGTCATACCATCCTTTGTAAGTATTTTTATACATCTTTCAACATCATAAACTAACAGATCAGGCTGTCCACACCTTCGGCCTATCCCAACTATTGCATCATCAAACCCATCAGCTTTTAACATTATAATTCATACCTTGCTCTAAAGATGTCAATAGAACAAGTTATCGTTCCGTGCCACCCATTAAGTTTATTTTTAGATATACATAAATGCCTTATGTAATCTTCTTCTTCTCCATAGTTCTTTCCTATACCCACAATAATATCAGCCTCGGATGCTTTTCCTGTCCTGCTGTTTTCTAACATACTAAAATCTACCTCCTGTCTACCCTGTGCATCATAGGATGCTTGAGATACCGACCAAAATAATACTTGTTGTTTCTTGGCTATCGTTCTTGCACCTTCATACAATGCTCGTAGCTTTTCATCAACCCTAGCAAAGTTACCATTTATTACCACTTTGTCAAGTTGGTCAACCATTACCACATCTGGCTTATGTATGTCAATAAACTTTTCAATCTCTAACAAAGTAATACCTCTCCCTTCTAAAAGATTAAGATTTGGTTCTATTTCCCTGCGGTATACTTCCATTGAATCATCTAAGTTTTTTCGCATTTCATCAACAGATCGTTTAAGGTATGCCGAAAACACTCTCCCCTTTACCAACCGGCCCGGCTCTTCGTTAGCAAAGTATACAACTTTAAATCCTTGTCTTATATACTCTGCTACCAAGTATGTACAGAATGTTGTCTTTCCTGTCTC